TGTGTACATATGTGCAGTCGACAACCATCCAGCTCGTAAAGCAATCATCGAGACAGCGGTGAGATATCGTAAGCCTGTCGTGGTGTGCGCTAACGAGTACCATACTAGTCAAGCGTTTATCTTTGACCCAACACTTGCATCTATGCAGTGTCAGTCATACCATCCGTTTGAACGCTATCCTGAAATTGCTACTGACAAGTCTGGTAGTCCTATTAGCTGTCAAGGTGAAGCACTAGAGTCAGACCCACAGCTTGCAATTGCAAATCAAATGGCAGCCACCTTTGGTAACTACCTAGTGTGGTCTTGGTTTGGTATGCCACACAAGCCGGATATGATTGACTACAAACCTGTAGAGTTTCAATCAACGTTCAGCAAGATGCAAACTAAAACAATGGAGGACTTTAAATATGTCGCAGAAGTACGTAGTTAACGATAACAAAGTATATCAGGTAAACGACAACAAGTTGTTTACTACATACGACGAAGTAGAAGTACCTGAGCAAGAGGTCACACCTATATGGAAGGGTGCTAAGATACCACTTACTATGTGGCAGACTATTGTTAAGTTCTGTAAGCACTCGTACGATGAGCTCAAGTCAGAAACACTTATCTACTTGTTCTATGACGAGACTGCAGAACAGCCTTGGTCTTGGTGGGTTCCACCACAAACCACAGCTGGTATGACTGTCAAGTCTGACCCTGACCACGCTAATTATACAGAGCAACGTGCACAGTATCCTGACACTATGTTCGGTACTGTACACCATCACTGTGCTACATCAGCGTTCCAGTCAGGTACTGACGAAGCTGACGAGACACAACGCGAAGGCTTACACTTTACTGTCGGTAATCTTAACAAAGACAACGACTTTGATGTACACTTCCGTATGACTATCGGTAACAATCACGCAGAGATTGATGCACATACTTACATTGAGATGGACGAGAATCCATTCAAACGTAATGCACGTGTACCAAAAGAAACACAAGACCACGTACGTACTGAGTTACATAAGTATGCTATCAAACAACCACTTGCAAAAGAGATTGACTTTACAAGTGAGATGGATAATGTGAGTAAGTCGTACACTGTTAGTGCAGCTAAGAAACAACCTACACTAGGATGGTACGACGAACCAGCTTATTACTACTCAAAAAAAAACGAGGACGCCGAGCAGGTAGACGACCGTATTAATCTTGCAGAGGAATTTACACAATCAATACTTTCAGACACAACATATGAAAAAATTCTTATTGACTACTATATTTTTAGAGGTAATACGAACGGTATTCAAAAGCTTGCAAACGGAGTTGTATTTGAGGAGGACCTCGTCCCAGACATACTCGAAGCCCTCCAAGACGACTTATACCGTTTCGAGTCCACCCAACAAGCAACCGAAGCTGAAGGACTTATCAAAGACTTTCTTCAGCAACAAAGAGTACTCGGACTTGACTTTACCAAAGCAGACCTTATATACGGACTTGAACAATATGAAGTCCGAGACACAATTCAACCGTTGGATACGGAACCAATTCTATGAAACAACAAATGGCAACTGCGTTGTACAACGCATTGAAAATACTACGTCAAATGGCGTGCCTGACCTTATGGTTATTACACCAGACAATGTATTTCTTATTGAAAGTAAATTTGAAACTGTTAAGGTTCGTCCGGAACAAGCAGCATTCCAAATTAAAGTTAACGAAACCACAGCAGGACTCGACCATCCGTGTATATGCGTCACCCTCACTGGATATCCAAAAACTAAGAGAATGGTTGTGAATGTATTTGACAGACACAGTGTTACCAAAGAAGGTATCAAGTGTCAGAATACATTAGAGTTTACACTTGACAATGAAGGCTTTAAAGAATTTTATAATTACTTTCCTCGAACCTAGTATAGGTCAATCAGCAAACGCGGTTACTCCTTCTACCGTGGTCAACAAAAAGTTAGGACTAGACGATGATCCCAAGCGCCAGATCGAAGGCATGACCTAGCATCCGCCAAGAACTCATCCATTCTAGATACCCTGGTCAGGAAACTGACCAGCCAATTTCATTATGCCAAATATAGACCCAACCTACGAAAACAGCAACAGTTATAAAGAACTGTTTGATATGATAGATAAAAAAGCTAAAAACATTATTAAAAATGATGCTTGGTTTCAACATCGACAAACAGCAAAGCAAGCTATTGCTGAAGGTTTGATTCGTAAAAAGACTGATGAAGAAATAGCAGAAGAGTTGAAGTCTAAACCTTGGTTAAAAGTAAATAAAATAATTCGTAAAAATGAAAAACAATAATGCAACAACCTTTATTCGCACCCCAATCAAGCTGGCGTCCACCAGCTATACTACCTAGTTTTTCTGAGCAAGTTGCTATTGACTTAGAAACTTGTGATCCGAACCTTAAGTCACAAGGACCAGGGTATAAAAGACAGGACGGTTATGTGGTAGGTATAGCGATTGCTGATAAACATCAGTCGGTATACTTGCCATTTAACCATCTTGGCGGTGACAACCTGGACAAGGATTTAGTTATTTCATATGTACGCAGCGTTGTCCGAAATGCTAGCGAAGTATTGTTTGCCAATGCTTCATATGACCTCGGCTGGCTTGGGACTTTGGGGGTAGAAGTCTCTTGCCCAGTCCGAGATGTACAAATAGCCGAAGCTTTGATTGACGAAGAGTGTTTTTCGTATTCACTAAATAACTTAGCTAAAAAGTATTTAGATAATGAAAAAGACGAGAAAGGTTTACGTGAAGCTGCAGAAGCTTATGAGCTCGATGCTAAAGGTGAGATGTATAAATTGCCTGCTCGCTTTGTTGGCGAATACGCTGAAGCTGATACTCGTCTTACTTACGACATTTATCAAAAACAGGTACCAATACTCAAGGAACAAGACTTGTGGAAGGTGTGGGAGATAGAATGCAAACTGACCCCTGTACTTGTCCACATGACAAAGAAGGGCGTTCCTGTCAATTTAGACAAAGCTGCAGACTTAAACAAGAAATTAAAACAGAAGGAGGAGAACCTGCGCAAGCATTTTTCTGGTTTAGATATATGGTCGCCTCCACAGCTCGCAAAACATATAGAGAGTCTAGGTCTGGTTGTACCTCGAACAGAAAAAGGTAACCCATCAGTATCTAAAGAATTTTTACAAACATGTGAACACCCACTAGTACAACAAATATATGAAGCAAGAATCATCAACCGTCTTCGGAAAGTTTTTATCCAAGATATCATCCTTAATAAAAATCATAAAGGTCGCATACATGCCGACTTTAAACAGACAGCCTCTGATAGTGGTGGAACTAGGTCAGGAAGATTATCTTCTGCTAACCCAAATATGCAACAAGTCCCCAAACGATCTGAAATTGGAAAAGCGATTCGACAACTCTACGTTGCTGAGCCTGACAGTCTTTGGTGTAAAGCGGACTATTCTAGTCAAGAACCGAGGTTACAAGTGCACTACGCTCTTCTCGGAGAGTTTGGAAAGCCATTGCCAGGAGCAGTAGAAGCAAAAGAAGCATTTGAACGTAATGAAAAATTATATACATTCTTTGAAAAAGCGACTGGACTCCCTTACGACACCTGCAAAATGCTTTGCCTTGGGATTTCGTATGGGATGGGTAACAAGAAAATGGCAAGGACACTGGGCATATCAGATGAACTTTGCTCGGATACAATGCGAAAATTTAATCAAAAAGCTCCGTTCCTAAAAATACTATTTGATAACTGTATGAACACAGCAAGTAGTCGTGGTTACATCAAAACCATACTAGGTAGGAGAGCTCGTTTTGACTTCTGGATGCCTTCGTTCGAAGACCAACCAGTAAAAACAAAACGTATAGCTATGGGTAGATACAAAGGTAAACCGTTATTTAGAGCATTTGTCTCAAAAGCACTAAACAGACTTATACAAGGTAGCGCAGCAGACCAAGCAAAACTAGCAATGGTCAATGCATACGACGCTGGCTTTGATATGAGACTACCAGTACACGATGAGATTAATGCTATGGTTAGTAGTGAACAAGAATCTAAACAACTAGCAACAATTATGGAAGAAGCCATACCACTTAACGTCCCTGTAGTGGCGGACATAGACTTAGGACCAACCTGGTGTTAACAGAATTTATAGTAACAGAAACATACAAAGTCAAAGCTACCACTATTGACCAAGTACAAACAGCCATCAGTACTGATGACTTTAGTGAGATTGAGGTAGAGGTTGATGAACGTAAAGTGACCATAGAACCAAATTTATGAAACAATCAATATTAGTAGAAGCAGCTAGACTGGTCGACACTGACAGAGCCCAAGATTATGGTGACCCACGTGACGACTTTAAAAGAATTGCGACCATATGGTCAACTTTATTAGAAAATAAGTTGAATACCGACTTGACATCTGATGAAGTTGGAGCAATGATGATCGCCCTCAAGTTATCACGTTCCGTGTTTAACAAGAAACGAGATAACTGGATTGACATAGCAGGTTACGCACACTGCGCTGACCTATGCACAACATATAAAAATAATGAACGATGACATATTATCAGAAGCTGAAGAAATCAGCAACAACCTTAGTGTCGAAGATGAAGTCGACTCTACAGAAAACGTTGAGACTAACGATCTTACGGAAATCACTCAATTGGGTAAAAGCCTTGCCGAACTTGATAACGACATACTTCAAGCAGAAGCAGAAGTAAGTAACCTTAAACAAAAGCGTAAGCATATAGCAGAAGAGCTAATGCCTGAGCTTATGAACAAGTATGGTCTCAAGCTAATACAATTAGACGATGGTCGTAAGATACGCGTTGACAACTTTGTCGATGCTCGTATTAAGAATCCTGAAGTAGCGTTTAACTGGCTACGTGATACTAACAATGACTCTATTATCAAGAATCAGATTACAGTAACACTTGGCAGAAACGAAGACGTTAAAGCTCAAGCAATCTTAAATACTTTACAGAGAGAGCATGATGTGAATGCTGATGCAAAAATCAGTGTACACAATATGACACTCAAGTCTTTCTGTCGTGATGCTCTGGAAAACCCAGAACTGGCAGAATCATTACCTCGTGAGGCATTCGGTATCTACGAAGGTCAACGAGCGAAAATAACCTAACAATAGAAATAAAGAAAAATTATGGCGTTTGATATAACAACAGTCGCAGGACAAGGTACAGAGAATCTTGACTCAGGTGGAGGTTCACTACCGTTTGTCCGTATATTACAGGACTTGAGTCCTCAACTAAAAGCACAGAAAGATGAGTACATCGAGGGCTCAAAAGCTGGCGATCTTATGTTCGCAAAAGATCAGTCAATTCTACCACAACCTGTTCGTGTAATACCTTGCTACACCAAGAGTATCTATACAGAGTGGGTTCCACGTAGTAAAGGTGGCGGTTTCAAAGGTAACCACCCACTAACAATCGTTAACCACCCTAACTATGAGAAGGGTCGTGAACGTCAGTACGACGAATGGCTTGGAGAGAACGAGCTTAAGTTCACAACATACTGGTTCGTCCTTATGGAACGTAACGGTACTTGGGAACAAGCAGTTATTCCATTCACTTCTTCACAGCTTCGTGTATCACGTAAGCTAACCGGTGACATCAACAAGTTCCGTTACAGCGGTATGGATGTTACACCACCATTGTTTGCACAGTCTTGGGAACTCACTGCAGTCCTAGAGACAAGTAAGA